AAGGGCATGTCGGCCCTTTTTTATGGGTAATTATCTATAGGAGCGTAACACTATGGCACGAGCACACGACAAACCCATTCCCCGTAAAACCACGGGAAAAGACAAGACGTACAACCCCACCGAAAAAGGCGCGGGAATGACGGCCAAAGGCCGTGCTGAGTACAACGCCAAGAATAATTCAAACTTGAAGCCTCCTGCACCTAACCCTAAGACCAAGGCAGACGCAGGCCGTAAAGCAAGTTTCTGTGCACGCATGGAGGGTGTGGTGGCCAAGGCCAAGGGACCCGCAGAGCGCGCGAAGGCATCACTCAAGAGTTGGAACTGCTGACATGAAACCCGGACTCTATGCCAACATTCACGCAAAACAGGAACGTATCAAAAAGCAAAAAGCTGAAGGACGTCCTGTAGAGACAATGAGAAAACCCGGCACCAAGGGTGCTCCCACAGCGCAGGCGTTTAAAGACGCCGCAAAGACAAAAAGGAAATAACATGGCTTCTACTTACAAACCCCGTATCGACCACTCTAAGAAAGACTACGAGTCTGAGGCCTCCGACATGGCCCAAGACAAGAAAGTTGTCAAGAAGGCATTCAAGATGCACGAAGAGCAGGCCCACGGTGGTGAGAAGACCGACCTGTCTAAGCTGAAAAAAGGCGGCCGTGCCAAGATGAAGGGTACTGTACGCACGTACAAGGCCGGTGGTTTGATCGGCGTTAAAAGCGACGACAAACAGCCTAACGCCAAAAGCCCTAAAAAATCCGTTGAGAAGTACAACAAGGGTGGAGCCTGCTACTGATGCCCATCAAGTCTAAGTCACAGGAACGTTTGATGCAGGGGGTTGCACACTCCCCCGAGTTTGCCAAAAAGGTAGGCATCAAACAATCCGTTGGCAAAGAGTTTGTGAAAGCAGGCCCCGCTCAGAAGAAACTTCCAGAGCGCATTAAGAAAAAATAATGGCAAGCAACTACGACAACACCTCTAACACAACTGGTCAAACCACCATCTCGGTTGACCAGTTGATTTCGTTTGCCTACAAAGAGGCTGGCAAGCTGTCAGAGGAGTTGACACCGGAGTACATCAACGCGGCCCGTCAGGCGCTGTGGTACATCCTGATCAACCTGTCTAACCGCGGTGTGAACCTGTGGTTGCTCGATTACATTGTGATGGGTAGCGAGGCACAACAGCGCGCCTACACACTGCCTGTAGGCACCGTGGACATTCGTGAGGCCAACTACCGCACACTGACAACACCATCACCCACAACGGACACAACACTGGTGTTCAACACCACAACGTTGGACGTGCCTTACACGATTGCGGCTGGTGCGTCTGCCAAGGCTTACTTCCAAGGCAACCCGCGTTTCTTGAGCGCAGGTTTCTATTGCGAGACAGCCAACACAACATTGACTGTCGAGTACAGCTACGACGACATTACATGGGCCACAATTGGCACGGTGAGTAACAGCGCGGTCAACAACTGGGGCTACCTGCAGATTGACGGTTCCCCCGCGGCGGGTTTCTGGCGCTTTCGTAACACAGGCGCAACACCTATCGTGGTGAAGGCATTGTCGTTGGCTTCTGTCCAACAAGACATCCCCATGGCTCGCATGAACCGCAACGACTATTTTAGTCTACCTAACAAAGACTTCCCCAGCGTGCGCGCGTTGCAGTATTGGATGAGCCGTCAGGTCACGCCAGAGATCAACGTGTGGCCTGTGCCACAAAATGCGTTCCAAGTATTCCAGTTCATTGTTGAGATGCAACCCCAAGACGTGGGTAAGCTAACAAACGAAGTTGCTATTCCAGATCGTTGGGTGCCAGCCATCCAAGGCCAGTTGTCACATCGTTTGGCTAAGTTGTTGCCCGGTATTGACCCCGCACGAATTCAAATGTTGAAACAAGACGCGGCAGAGGCAACACTGTCTGCTGAAGACGAGGACCGTGATAAGTCTCCGATTTACTTCCGTCCTAATGTTTCCTACTACACCCGATAAGAAGAAATAAACATGGCACAAACGGGATACACACCAATTCAACTGTACTACAGTTCCACCGCGTCTGCGGCGCCCTTGCCTGCGAATCTGATTCCCGGCGAGTTGGCACTGAACACCACTGACGGTAAACTGTTTTTTAAGAATAGCAGTGGTGTCGTTACGCTTCTAGCTAACTCCACTTCGGCGGGAGGTAACTTACCCGGCGGAACTGCAGGCGCGATTGCTTACCAAAGCGCGCCAAACATTACAACGTTCTTGCCAATTGGGACAACAGACTACATTCTGACGTCGAATGGCACTTTGCCTACATATACGAACCCTGCAAGTATCACCGTTGGTACTGCGGCTAGTGCAGGTTTTGCTACAACAGCAGGCGCCGCAAGCACGGCAACAACAGCAACAACAGCAACAAATTTGGCTGGTGGAACGGCTTTTCAACTGGCTTTTCAATCATCACCAAACAACACAACGTTTGCAACCGCACCAACGGGCGCAGATGTTGGTAAAGTACTTAGTTGGTCAGGCACTACGTTTACGTGGGCGGCGGCCCCTGCGGCAACATCAACAACAAACATCGCTGGTGGTGCCCAATATCAGATTCCATTTCAAAGCGGTATTGGTGCGACAACCTTCAGTTCCAACCTGACATTTAATTCAAGCACCAACACATTAAATGCTACAAATGTGACTGGGGATACAGTCACCGGCAATACAGTTACTGCAAATAAAACAATTGCTACTTCAGCGGCGGTAGGCGCATTTAATTATGGAACACTGAGTTATAGCGATACCAATATTTTTGATTCGCAACAGACTTCGGTTGACAGCTACGCACAGAATATTATTCAGAACACAAGTTCTGGAACGTCTGCTTCAGTTGATTACATCGTTTCAAATGACCTGAGTAACGCAACTTCATACTACGGTGACTTTGGTATGAATAGCTCCAACTACTCTGGTGTTGGTCCGTTTCAACTTCCGAATGTCGTGTATTTATACTCGACAAGTTCTGACTTAGTTATCGGTACAAAAACGGCGCATGAGTTGCGTTTGGTGACCAATGATAACGCCGCGGATTCAATTACAATCAGTCCAACAAGCGCCGTGGCGTTTAACGGAAACTATGGCGTGGCCGGCCAAGTACTGCAGTCAAGCGGTACAACAGGTGCTCCGGTATGGGCTGATCAAGTACCTGCAGTAAGTAAAGACTTTGTTTACTTCTGCGCTCAATTTTAAGGAAACAGCATGGCAACTGGAATTTTAGGGCAATCAAACCCAGCGATCGCTACCAACACTACGGTGTATACCGTACCAACTGGTAAAACCGCAACCTTCAACATCAATGTGGTTAACACCGGCTCAAGCGCGGCGGCAGTGAATGTCGCTTTGTGCGCATCGGCTACACCAGCCGCAAGTGAATACATTGAATATCAAACTGTTTTACCCCCGGGAGGCGTTTTAGAGCGCGGCGGCATGGTGGCACAAGCCGCTAAATTGCTTGTCGTTTATTGCTCAACTGCCTCTTGCTCTGTCACTGCCTACGGATACGAAAGCTGATTATGTCACGAATTGTTCCAACATCTCCCAACAACAGTCTTACACCAAGCTACTCTTCAGTCCCAAGCGCTAATGGATTTAGTTCCGGAGACTTGGTGTACTATAAAGACAGCAACTTTGGCGTTATTCCCGCCAACGCTGTGTCTACAGGCACATTTGCAATTTCAGCCACGGTTAATCCTAATAGGGGTTTTACGAATCCTACGATTCAAAATGTGTGGACAGAGAATACATCTCCAAACGGCGGAAACAACTGTCGGGCTGATTTTTCAGCGCAACTGTCCAACGGCAACATTGTTGTTGTCATGTCTCCTTCATACGTCACTACATCGTACCCATATTTCAAAATTATTGATCAAGATGGCAATCAAGTTGTAGCTAAAACACAAGTAACTAACACATATTATCCATACCAAAACGGCACTCTTTCCGTATGCGCGTTGACAGGAGGTGGTTTTGTAGTTGCGTTTTGTGAACAAGGAGGCTCGTATTCTGTTCGTTATCGCGTGTACGATAATTCCGGAACTCCAGTAACTTCTTTGTTGCAAGATGCATCTATTGTTTACGCATTTCCATTTACTATGACTGGATTAGCTAATGGTGGATTTGTAATTGCCGCCAACACAACAGCTAATGGCACTGGAATAAGCACGCGTGTGTATTCTGCAACTGGCGTACAAGGAACTTTAACAACTTCCACAGCCATGTACAATACTTCGAATTATCCTACTATTGTTAGAGCGCTTCCAGATAATTCGTTTTATGTACTTGCTCCAAATAGTTCATCACAGTTGTATATGTACAGATATTCAACCACTGGAAGTTACGTAGGAAACTATAATGTATCTCCCGCCAGTGACTATTGGGTGTCCGCACAATATTCAATGGATGTGTTGGCAAATGGAACTTTTGCACTTGTTTACGTAGAAAACAATTCAGGCACCTATTATAGTTATGGAAAAATTTTCGACCCGTCTACAAATACAATAACTACTACAACGTATGTAAACAGCACGTATTCGTTAACTAATGAAATTAAAGCCATACCAAGTGGCGGATTTATATTTACTGCTAATAACGATGGCGTTTACGGCGGTCTATATATTTACAAGTGTAATAACAATTTTGGAACTGTAGCATCCGCAATTGCTTATGGCCTGCCGGGTATGACAAACAACTATGCTTACACAAAATATGATGTAATCATTGGCGCGACGTATTACACAATATTGTGGAATGGTAATGTTTCTGCTTCGTACACGTTTGGCGGCGGTGCTTACATCCAAGTATTGCCTTCAGACTTAACATTCAGAAAAACTGGTAGCGCTTCCACAACAGTTGGAACCGCAACAACTAGTGTTAATGGTTATGCAAGAGCAGGATCAACACCAAATTCTGCGTCATTTTTGGCAAGCACTACTCAAACGCTGACCACAAATCAACCTTCAATTTCTGGAACAAACTTTACGTTAACTCCTTATGTGCCGTTTACAGACACAATTACATGGCAGAGCATTTGCACAATGCAAGATGGTCGTTTTGTAATTGCATACACGTCCAGTTCTGGCACTAATGGTGTAATAAAATTTTCCGTTTTTAATCCTGATGGTTCCTTGTATAGCACAACAACTGTTGGTAGCAACATCAACATTGGGCAGGGTTTAATTCGTTGCACATGTCTGAAAAATGGAAAATTGGTAATAACTTATGGCACTGGTTCCAATGACATCGTTATAAAAATCTACTCTTCGACCTATAGTTTATTGGTGACGCAATCAGTAAACACAGCAACAGGTATTCCAATAACAAATCCCGATTATTACTATGGCGCCGCAGGACATGGTTTAGCCCCATGGAATGACAATTGTTTTGTGATTGGTTTTCACGCAAGCAGTTATGGTAGTATGTATGTGACATCTTTTAACGACTCGGGCACGTTTATAAACCAATCAAATACGGGTGTTTCAGGCAGTTGGACTGATGTGCAACTTTACTCTTCACCCGGAGGCACTATTACCATGAGGGGCTTCTACGGCGGTGGTGGATATGCATATTCATGGCAGTTTGGAAGAGGCACTAGCGCCAACAGTGTTGCATATTATTCGGCTTATTCAAACTCAAACTCAAACACCCAGTACTATAACTCTGGTGGTGCGGTAAGTCCTACAGGCGTATTCCACGGAATGTTTAACTACAGCGGTAGTGTATATTTTGAACGCTCTTATTTCGGTACTGGGTGGAACAGTCTATACGTAGACACATGGTACGGCGTTTGTATGGGCGATGTTGCAATAAACTCTAATGGCTTTGGTGTTGCTCTTACCATGCCAAACAACAATGGCGCACCTAATTACGTTAACGTTTTTTCATCAAACCTTACTGCATCACCATTTGGTAGAGGTAATGCGGTAATATCAAACGCTAATTTTACAGCGAATGATAAAAGTACAAGCGGTAATGGCCCAATCGCAAGAATTACAAGTTTGTATGACAACACGTTTGCATTTTCTTATGTTACAAGCAGTAACACTTTGAAAGTTGGTTTATTGAATGTAGGTGCTTCAGCATATTCAACAACAATTACCGCTGGAACAACAGTAAGTCAACCTGCTTTGTATCCATCTCCCGCTAATGGTTATTACCTTGCAGGTGTTGCGGCTTCTGACTGCTCTGCTGGTGGAACAGGCGTGGTTCAAACCAACGGTGCAACAACGTTGAATTCACAGTATCCATCAACCACAAGTTCGCAAGCATTTGATTTCACTACCAACACCGTAAGCGGTGTTAGAGGAACAATCGCTGGTCGTAACGTAGTTTTGAAAGGCGCTTAATATGCCATTGACTATTAACAGTAATTTGAATTACCCCGGTTCGGGGCCATTCGGAACGGGTAACGTTCAAGTGTTTGGCGTGTCTGGCACGTTTACTGTGCCGCCCGGGATCAACAACGTTCGTGTGCGAGTTTTTGGGGGTGGCGGAGCAAACACAGGTGGCGGCGGTGGTGGTTTTGCCATGAAGACAATCTACAACTTAGCTGGTGCTGGCGTTACTTCAGTTGCTGTAACCGTGGCTGGAATCTCATCAGGTGACGGTGGCACATCATCATTTGGTTCATACTGCTCCGCTACTGGCGGTCTTCAAAATGGTGGTGTTGGTGGAACAGGTGTTGGCGGCGACATCAATACTTCAGGTGGTGTAGGATCATCTTCGTATAGTGGTG